TTTTTTTCTAAGAAGCCCGGTATACCCTTGCCCCGGCCGGAGGCTGGCTCCTTTCTGTATTATTTGTTATTATTTAGCTCTGTATTGGTATTCCTATTCAATTTCATTCAACATCATTCTTAATTTTCCGTAACATGGACAAATCCTTGTGTTATCGAAAATATCTCGCAGCAACACACAATGCGGATAAATCGCATCGACCTCATAAATGTGTTTTACTTTTTCATCTCCGCGTTCTGTGTACTTGATACGGTTTCCTTTGCGGATCCCGTATTTTTCTGCCAGATACACCCTCAATCCTTGAATCGTTATGGCATTATTCCTCATCTGAACATCTACTCTCATTTTTTCTCCTAAAAACCGATTTTATCTTTGCCATCGAGGATTTCTTCATTCTCATCGTCAAAGTCGAAATCTGGCGTTTCTTCTACATCAGTTACTTTCCATTTCAGCATGTTCTTTCCTCGCTCAACCAGTTCTGCCCTCTGCTCTTCTGTCAGCTTTCTCGGGGCTCGTAAATTTGGCACGTATTTTCTCGGAACACGAGCGAAAATCGAGCCATCTTTGTTGATTGCGATAACCTTCACATCTTCCGGGTTTTCTTCTTTCAGCTTAAGCGTCCGATTCTTTAAAGTACTTCCGTTGTACGCCGATATCTCAGCATAATCACTTCCACGTATCCATGCGATACTACATTCATTGCAATTCTCTGCCATTATTTTCCCTCCACTTTTAATATTTTTCTCAACTTTGATGTGAGCAAGTCAAACTGTGCAAGCATGTCTTTGTCCTTATGCTTTCTAACAGTGATATCGTCTTCCGAATCATCCAGGTAATATTCACCATTGATAGGTTCTCTGTAGTCTATTTTTGATTTGAAGTCCCACCCGGAAAGGCTGAACCTTTCAACAGCTTCTTTCCGGGTAAGCGTATCTACGAACGCCCCATCTAAGGTGTACAGATCGTAAAGCTTCATCTTTCGTTCTTTCTTATCAACCGGTATTTTCTGTGAGAATTGCTTCCCGAAAATTCAATCAGTCCATCATCCGCAAACTGACGTAAATGCCTCTGGACTGCACTGGGGCTTAAGTCCAATTCCTCAGCTATCGTTTTAACCTGCGGCATTTCGCCTTTGCGTTTTTCGTATTTTACGATGAAATAATAAATATCTTTACGATTCTGCTTGTATTCCTTATGTTTTCTGCTCTTTATTTCACGTATAGTCATTTCTCATAGTTCCTTTCATCAAGCATTTCTTTGAATTTCTCAAAAGCTTTGATTGAAGTTTTGTTGTTCTGCTTTTCTGGCTTCAGGGTAATTTGCAAATGAGTATCAATGATATGTGATAAATCACGGGCCAGAGCTTTCTTGCCTTGTTGGATACCATCACGATATCCTTTTGCCGGTCGGTAATCAGCAATCTTTTCTTTTCCCTCATCCTGTCCACCGCCAGTCTTATTTTTTACAATCCATCCGGCATCAATGGCTTTCTGGATGTATTCTCGTTCTTTTTCATCAAGCTGTGATACCGGACAGTGAAAGAAATCAATCTTGTATCCGCTCTTATTTCCTTCCGAATACAACCCATGTGCTTTCATGGAACGATCAATATGCTGTTCGTATCCTGACATGTGTTGTGCCAGTCTGGTAAGAAGTTTTACTGACTGCCCGATATATCCATGGGTTTCGGTACGCCAGAGTATATATATTCCGGTTCCTTCATCCAGCTTCGGATTTACTTTCAGAAGTTTCTTCTTGTTGCTAGCTTCAATGGCTTTCGCCTGTCTGAATTTCTTGTAATCCAACCGGAGCTACATCCTTTCAAGTTGATCTACGATTTCCTTGCATCCGTCCTGTACGTCTTTTAATGACTGGAATTTACACTCTTCATTTGTACTTTTCCACAAGTCTTTCATTATTGAAAAGTTCCATTTGAAGTCCGGGTCATCTCCAAAATACTGTTTCGCTGTTTCGATATCGTATCCGTCACCAAAATGTGCGCAGTCAAATCCAATCCACCATGTGTCCTCGTCGTCACAGCACTGCAACTTAGATTCAGAATAGGTGATTCCACCATGACAGCTGATTGAATCTAAATTAGCCCCATGCTTGGCTAACTTATGTGCTTTTGGGATTCCAACATATCCGCACCGGTACGCTCCGGGCATGAATAAAACTACACATGGATGCCCTTTGTAGTTGAATTTTTTTTCTAAAATTGGTTTCATATAATCACTCCTTTTTTTTCCCGAATGCTACCTGCCCGTTGTTCTGCAAATAAATCATCGGTGCAGCTTTGCGCTCTCCAACTTTCAGATACGGGCAATTTGCTTTTACAAGCGTCTCTGCCATAACCGGCACAACACTGTTTCCAATTCTTGCTACTTGTTTTGCAATCGGGTAACTTCTCCACTTGTAATCCCGATCAATGATGTAATCTTTTGGAAATCCTTGCATTACCTTTAATTCTTCCGGCTTTAACATTCTGAGAAAGATATCTGAAATAATGTATTTTTCTCCATGGATATCAACCAGAACATTTACTAGCCCGAATCTATCTTTTGTGGTGATAGTCCCGAGTGGCTCATTAAGCACCTGTCCGCATCCTGTCCCATAATATTTAACCAGAAAAGCGGATATCACACCGAAGTGACCGGATGATGCGGTTATCGTATGCAACGGCTCATCACATCTCTGACCGATTCCAGTTTTGTAATATTTCGTGATAAAAGCTGTCACAAGCCCATATCTGTTTGATGTATCAATAGTCTTAATTGGCTCAGTCAGTAATTGCCCTCTGGAATCACCTTGCCTGGTTTCTCCATGATATTGAATTATGAATGCTAATGCATCTTTATTCTTCACAACGTACGGCTCCGGATTATCAACGATATATTTCTTAATTCCATTTGCAATGCGCTTCTGTGTTGCTTCCGCCAATGGCTTCGGTCGGTCAAATATGCTTTTACCTAAGTCTGACCAATCAATGTAATCTCCACACTGTTCATATGGCTTCAGATTGTCTGTGCCAAAACGATTATGTGTAGGTTTCGGCCATATTATCTGCTTCCCATCTCTGCGGAACACCGCATACCATCTTTTTCTTGTAGTCGGTGCTCCATAATCCGCAGCTACCAGTTCCCGGCTATCAAATTCATAACCGATATTTTCCATTGCTGAAATGAATTTTCGATAATCTTCACCGGCTCTTTCCTTGATCGGATGTCCTTTCTCATCGAGTGGCCCCCATTGTTGAATTTCTTCTACGTTTTCCATGATAATCATGTCTGGAAGAATTGCTTTTGCGTGCGTATATACAGCCCACGGAAGAATACGAAGTCCCTGTTTTCTCGGCTGCCCACCTTTTGCTTTTGAATGACTTGTGCAGTCCGGGGAAGCCCACATCAACGTTACATGCTGATTTCCGACATATTTCTGCAAATCTACTTTGAAAATATCCTCTGTCAGATGCAGTGTTCCAGGATGATTCGTCTTGTGCATCAGGATAGCGTCGGGGTCGTGATTGATTGCTATGTCTACTGGTCTTCCGAGCGCCATTTCGATTCCTACAGATGCCCCACCACCACCGGCAAAACAATCTATAATTAAATCTTCCATTACTACTCCTTAGCTAAACGGTAAATCCGGATCGTAAGCCGGTTCAACAAATGTGTCACTTGCCGGTGCTGACGGTGGAACTGCGACGGTGCTTTCAGGCTGGTTGCTTCTACCCTTACTTTCCACAAACTCATGTGTTTTTACCAGACAGTCATTTGTGTAAATCTTCTTTCCGTCAGTGTCCGTATAGTTTCCGGTCTGCCAGCTGCCGATGACTGCAATTTTCATTCCCTTATGCAGGTATTTTTCAGCAAACTCTCCATTTTTACCAAGTGCAACACAATTTATGAAATCTGCTTTCCGCTCGTTGTCTTCACGATACTGTCTTTCTACCGCAAGAGTGTATCTGGCAATGGTTATGTTGTTGGTTCCGGTACGTATGTCCGGGTCTTTCACTAATCGACCGATCAAAATTACTTTGTTCATGTTATTTCTCCTTATAAGCTTTAGGCATCGGCATCCACGCCGAAACCGTGTATTTTATCTCTCTTCCGACTCCAACATCCGCCCATTCGCCGTTTCCAATATATCTCAGAGATGTTGGCCATTCAGCACCCTTGATTGTTACCGTGTACTGCGGAAGTTCCTCGATATCAACATCTTCGTCTGGCTCCGGCGGTAACATTAATTCTGTTGGAATCCATTCAATCACCGGATTATAGGATGTGAAACATTCCTTTGCCTTTTCCAGTGCATCGTTCCATCCTCTGTCGTACAAACTGGATATTGGAGAGATTTCCTTTTTGATTTTGTCCAGAACATTAATTAAAATCTGCATCCTGTCACTCCTTTTTATCCTCGTAAAAACTCAAGTAATCAAACCACTGGTCTTTGATAAAATGCCCGATGATTTTTACTGAACTTCCCCATCCCTTTGTTGCGACCCGAACATGCTTTCCTTTTAAATCCACAAGATCTTCAACGCCAACTACATCCATAATTCGCATGATTGCTTCCATTCCGGAAGCAGAACCTTTAAATTCTTTGGCTCCCAGATATCCATGTCCAAGAACATAGCCGCCGTAAACGACTCCCCATCCGCCACCGTTCAGCGTAAGATCAAGTGAAAGTACTCCGTGATCTCTGAAATTTAATGATACATTTGTAATCTCAGCGTTTTGAAGCTTATATCCATCCGCCAGTAAAAGTTCTTCTGTCCATTCTTTCAATTTTATTCCTCCTCGTAATCATTACAGTACAGCGATCCGTAATCCCAAGCTAATGTGCAGCAATTACGGAATCTGCATTTGCTGCAATCTGTCATTTCCATATTCCCTTCTCCTTTCAAAATGGAAACAAGTTCAAATCAACTTCCAGTCCAGCTCGTCCAATCTGAACCAGAACATCATCCCCAGCAACTTCTTTGACTTCTTTAAGCATTTTTTCAGCATCCGAAGCATCACCGCTCAAATGTACCAGCGTTATCGTTTTGAGCGATTCTGTGAGGTTTTCCTTAATGAATTGCTTACAAGTTGACAAAGAACAATGCCCGGTGATCTGGTGCTTCCACTTCGGGTTGTTTCTGTCTATCAGTTCCTCGCAGTAATTACAACCAATAACCAAGTGATTAAGCTCCATTAATTTGAATTTGTACCGGCAATGCTCAAAGTCTGTCAGGTAAAGAAGCTTTCCCATTTCCTCATGTTCCACTAGATACCCGAAGTTCGGGCACGGCTCTTTATTTGCAGATGTATGCGGCAGGCTGAACGGAACTGCGCTGAACGAGCCGATTTTGAAATATTTCTTTTCAGCAACAGTTTTTATAGTTCCGTCCGTTATGCCTAAGTTCTTGATTGTTTCTTGCCCGGTATAGACCGTGATTCCGGCGTTCACGATTTCATGAACAGCTTCGGCGTGATCGCCATGTTCATGTGAAAGAAGTACACCGGAAACATTGCTTATCAGATAAGCAATCCCTCTGAGAATCTTTTTGTAATCGCATCCGCAGTCAAGAAGAACAATCTCGCCTGCACTTGACTGCAAAGCGTAACAGTTTCCCTTTGTGCTTCCTGTTGAAATTACTCGCATGAACACTGGAATCACCTCATTTTCTTTCTGCGAAATTAATACCTATTATTTTATAATCCCGATACATTTAAAGCTGCGGCAATTTCTTTGATGCTATCTCTTATTTTTCGCGGAAGAACGTAGTCTCCATTTCCGTTTTTTAAATCCATTACATTGGGAAGATTTTCTCTAAGAAGTCTTAATTCGTATCTTCCCAAGAAAGTCGATTCCAATTTTGTTTTTCCTTCTTTTGGAAGAATGAATATTGGCTTGTTTGAAATATGTGCATACATAAGCATACTCATTGCCTCTTTCGCCTGTTCTTCTGTTGAGTAAGCAGCCATAATTGTTCCTTTTTCACTGACATGCTTTGCAAGCTGCTTAGCTTTTGTTATTACCTTTAAATCTTCGTTTGCCATTAATCATCACTTCCCAATTCAAAGATTGAAGAAGAAAAGATACAAACCGGGCGAACACCGATACTGCCGCTGCAGTTAATGCCGTCGACGCGGCCGGAAGGCGAAACAAAGGTAAGTGTTGAATTGTAATCATTTACTGGTGTACTCCATGGCGTAATCAACCACCACCATTTCGGCATGTTCGGCAGTAATTTACGATATTTCCGGTACTCATCCACAGTCAAAAGTGAAATCTTATCTTCGCAATGTCCGTATTCTGTCTGCCCGTCCAGAGAAAGTAAATCACGATCAAATCCAATGACTGCATCCTCTCCTAATTCGTCCTCAATCTTTTTCAAGAATTTAGTGTTTAATTCTTCTCGAAGTTTACTTGAAATCCAGTTATTTGAATCCGAATCAAATGCTCTTTCTTTTCCATCGAATCCATTCAAAACGGAAAAATATCCTTTTTCTGTCTTGTCCAAAATCATCCATTCCATTCCGGCGATTTCTACCGTTTTACCAATTCCCGGTTTTTCCATATGCTGCTTTTTATATTCAGCAAATTCTTTGTTGATCCGGTTTAATTCATTTTCAAAATATTTCAGATTTTTCTTCATTTTTCATTCCTCCACTTTAGATACAAAGAGATTGGATTTTAAGATACAAACTGGGCGAACACCGTAACTGCCGCAGTAGTAATTGCCGTTGAAGCGGCCGGAAGGCGAAACAACGGCAAGCGTATATTTCCATCCTCTTTCCACTGTGCTCCATGCGGAGCAAGTCCAATAGGAATCATCCAATTCATTATTTGGCGTCAGTTCTGTGTATTTACGTGCTTCATCAAACGTCAGTGGTCTAACTTTGCATTCCGTTTCTCCGATTTTCTGTCCATCCACGGTAATCAGATCTGATATGTCAGTTTCGATATTCTCTTCTCCAAATTCTTCTTCAAAATCTTTCAAAACTTCAGTATCACAGAGTTTCTTCAAGGATGATTTATTATAGTCAGTTGTACCATCATCAAATTTCACATTCTCTTTCACTAATCCGAGTGAAATGATCTTGGTATGCTCTGTGTACTGTTCCAAGACCTTGTATTTTCGCTTTCCGGTAGTCTGGAAGATATCTCCCGGATTAAGCTCGGATAATCTCACCCTGCATGATTTTTCCTGTTTTTCCAGAAGTTCAACCAGTTCCTTTGCTTTCTTTAAAATTTCACTATTGCTCATTTTTAGCACCTCCTTATTTTGCTGTAAGTGAAACCATTAAGTCGAAGAAGTTTGAAATTACCAGCGCAACCAGCATCGGTAAAGTGTTTTTCTTCTTAATGGCGTATACTGCAAGTGCAACGAAGACGATATAAGCAATCACGCATAATACTGTAAATACATCATGTAAACTCATATCACATTTCCTGCTACTAAAAACATATACAAATGTATATGCTAGATGATTCGCTACAATCTCACAATTTGTAGTTACTGCTTCATCGTGTATGCTTTGGTGGTCGCAAGTGACACACTACTCACAAGTTCTTGTACACTCCACAGTCGTAAATTCCCGACTAAGCCATCGGTACATACCTATAAATTCTTTTTTTATTGATTAGATATAGGTTCATCTAAATAGCTTTTCCTTTCTAAAATTTTGTTTTTTTGCCATTTGGTTTTCATGGACTTCTACCATTACTCAATCATTACCATCAAGGTTCTACCCTATAGTTAGCAAGACTGTTTCAACTTGCAC